TTGGCCTAGCGTGTGTTGAGAAGAACCAGAACCAGTTCTGAATCCAGATGTAACCATCATCTTGGGGTATTGCTCTTTGATTTTATCAAGCGTATTCTCTGCAAGAGATTTCAAATTACATGCTATCTGCGTTGCAGTCAATCCGTTATTGTCAACGATTTTGTAATTACTGACTGCAGTGTTTGACGATAACATACCTAGAGTGAAGTATTTACTAATCTGCGTAGAATCAGATATCGTCTTATTGAAAATTTCGCATGACGATGGAATCAATTCTTTGTCCTTCACTTCTGTGTTGTCTTCAGTTATCGGTTCCGTTGCAAGTTTTTTGCCGCGATCGATGTCATCTCGTGATATTGTACCATTAGCAATTGATTTTTCAATCACTGATGCAACTTCTTCCTCATCTGCGTCATCAATCTCCAAAATCTCGGCGCCAAGGAAGTTTTCAGGTACTTGACGTTGATAGTCGGTGTCATTTGCTGACCTAGCATTACCACCAGAATCAATCGACGCAGCAAAACCCGACTGCATATAGATCATCGATGCATCGATCGAAAAATCACCATCAGAACGCGAAGATAAATTAGATGCATGATGCGCGATTGTGCCATTTGACCTTGTCGTGTTGTTACCAAGAGATTTCGAATTCATTGAGCCACCAACATTCCAATTGACATCACCACCAATGTTCCAATTGACATCCCCATCAACTTCTACATCCAAACTACCGCCGACAATTAGTTTAGTATTACCAGATACAGTTACCCTCGCAGTGCCATCAATATACACATATCCATTACGTTCAGTAATAGAAAAGCTATCCCCAATAATTTTGTTGACTTGGTTCCCAAACTTGTCGATCTCAGTGTAAGTACCAGAAGAATGGTAAAGATTAACCCGTTCAGCCCCAGGAGTGTCATCAAACTCCAGATTATGACCTGATTCTGTTGCATATACGTGATTGAACGGGTATTTGGCGTTGTACGCCGGTTGAGGCTCATCGAAAGAACCGCCAATTGATCTAATTCCCTTCCGTAGATTATCCATTCTACGCGATACATTTGTACTGCTAGTATTCCTCCTAGACAGTCTATGCGTATCTTGTTCTTTCGTCTGAGTTGGGTATTTCCCTTTAGGATCAGAAAAGCCAAGATTGCTTATTTTTCGTGAAGTACGTGTAGTGCCAGAATCGATGTCGGTCTTCGTTGCAGTACGGTCAACGTCATTCTCTGGGTCATTTGGTTTAGCCGCAGTTGATTCTTCTTGTTTCTTATCTTGTATTTCAGCCTCATTCAATACTGAACACAATGAAGCCATGGCCTTTACCTTAGGTAAATCATCCATTAATCCGCCGGGATTAACTTTTTTAGTCACTTCAAATAAAGCTTCATCTAAACTAGAAAATTTTAACCTGTTCGCACCACCAAACCTCGAAATGAAATACTGCGCCGCGGCTTTCGCTGCAATAGTCGGTTCGTTTATCTTATCTGGATTATTTAGAAGATCTACGCCAATTGCAGACCCAACTGTCTTATAGTTGTTCGCGAATGTTAACTGAATGAAACCACCACCGCGATACTTAAATCCATCGTTTTGACCATTACCGTTCTTGTTGCTGTATACAAAATTTGCCAATAACTCTGGATTATTAACATATGCTGCAGCTGAATCATCAGAAAGACTAGAAAATTTAGATGGGAAAACCGTTTTCAGTCTAGACACTGATGAATACGACATGTTTTCGCGAACAGACATAAAACCAGATTCTTTCGCAATATTACTTAGTATAGCGATGATGGCGTAAGGATCCTTAATACCTGCATTACACAATGCAGAACAAACTGCATTAACATTTTCTCCATACTTACCAACTAACTTCTGCGTATCGACTGAAGAACAACACGATATGGTTTCTCCTGCTTGTATAGGATTACCGGTCTCGTCAATGACTGGTTGACCAGCAGAATCCAACAACGTACCAGCCGCCGTCGCACCAACGCTATTGTTAGTGGATTTGCCAGAACCAGTAAGTTCTTCTGTCGTGTAGTCTCCAGAAAAAGAATTGTGATTAAGCGGTATCGCTGGCACTGACCCAACAACGATCGGGTGTTGTTTAGATTCACCGTCTTGAAAGAACACGAACACCATTGTACCTTCAACGTACATCGTTGGTGAATGCCCAAGCCCAGATATAGACGCGCTTGTCGCTGGCATGATACAAACAGCCCACGGTAGGCTTGATGTAGGGATATCATCACGTGACTCTGAATGAATCCCAAACACACGTACCTGAACTCTGCCAGATTTTAACGGGTCATCACGTGATTCAACTATACCAATATAAAATTGTGAGTTCATAAGAAACTATCTTTTACGATTTCAATATAAGCTTCATGCACGTTACCCGTAGAGAACACATGACGTATCGCTGTTACCAAATACTTACCAGAATAATAGTCCGATATAGCAGAGTTATCATTTATCTCTGATTCACTTATATTCCTAAAATCAGTCGCTTTCAATTTGATCGTGGTACCGATTTTCATATCAGTTCTACCATGAACTCTAATAGTTAGTTTGAATGAATTTAGCTGAGCAATAGAAGAAGCCCGTTTAAGCACATCATATTTTACTGGGATCTTTTTACCAAATAAGTAATCATTCTTATGTACATAATTGATATTTGAATCTGGCGACCGTGTAAAGTCATGGCGCATCAATGGGTTGTCATTTAGTCTTTTGCCTGCATCATCGATGTAATCGAAAGTATTCCTTTTTATCTGGCGATTAGTAATGTCAAATGTGTACATTTTTCCAGCATACATACCAGAATTCAATGACTTAAGGTAATCGTATGAAACCGATTGAGATACAATTTCAGCTGTTCTATATGCTTCTTCGATATCATCAGATGCAGTCATTGCATCAAAATCGCGGCAGACATATTCTCTTACAGGTTTCGCTTCAATCAATTTACTCAACGGTACATACTCATATGACTGTGTCGTCTGAAAAAACATGTAATCAGAAAAGCCGTCTGGCGATATAGATTTAGACGTCAACCAATTTATTGTTTTGATTGGGGACCAGTGTGCCGGTATGAATGAAAGATCATTCGTCGTAGGCTCAATTAATAATTTTCTATCACCAAACCATTTAGTGAATATGTTTCCAACAGAATCGCTAATCTTACCAGAGTAATGTTTCGAGATTGAATTGTTTTCTGATATGATCTGTTCTATTGAACAAAAATTCAATATGTAATTTGAATTACGCAAAATGGTTTCACGACCTTGCATCTTGTAAACATGAAAAACTTCGCGAATCTCTGACGTTAATGTGGGTGTTTTTAGTATGACAGATAAACGCTCATCTCCTGTCAATTTGAAATTTGACAACACATCCATTGTATCAGTGACAATAATGAAACCTGACAGACAGTTTGAGAAAATATCTTCGTGGAGATTTATTTCGCCGACCATGCCGTTCTCGATCAAGTCAATGAAATTGCCAGATGTATTTAGCAATTTACATTCTACTATATCAACTTGTCCGGGTTTGATTAGCAAATTCATTTTTTGATAGTCTGGCTAAACTGGGAAATAAATTCCTGCAACAATTCTTGACGTATTAGTTTGATGTACCGAAGTTTTTCATTTTCAAGTCTTTCATACTCATAAAATGTCACGGGTAATGCACCAACGACTTCTGGAGGACTATCCCACAAGGCCCAATCCACTGGATCGTTCATTTCGCTAACGACTATACCGTCTTTTTCATAATAGAAAATCCTATCATAGTTAAGAACGCCTGCAGTTTCTCCTGGATATTTTCTTGCACAAAATTCAATCAATGCAGGTTCATCTTTTGGCCATTCATTATACGCATCATGTATTTCATTAAACATAAAAACGATCCACCAAAGATTCGCTGAACCATATTGAGCCAATGCGATCGATTCTGGTGTATCTCCATCGTTAATCGTATATGGTCTATATAAATCAACATAGTTCTTATAGTCTGATACGAAATACGATCGACGAAGAATATCACGTATGACAGTGCCGTCATAATCTAATAGCGGAAATTTAGAAAAGTAACTCATCTATCAGTACCCTGAAATAATTGGGCGGTCTTTCGTATAAACACGAGTTCTGTCGATCAACTCTAGTTCCGTGAACGCCAATGACATCGTTTTATATACAGGACTTCCATCAGGCATAGTTGCCCATAATCCGCTTGGAGAATAATTGACGTTGACTGATGTACATGCAGATGTAGAGATTTTTGGAAGTTTAGGGTTTATTTTATGACCAAACATAAAATCAATATTGAATTCGCCCGGTAGTATGTAAAACATACGACTAGGATGTACTTCCGGCAATGCGTAATACCTAAATGTCTCGATAATATCGTCGACCATCAATGATTCTTTTTCATTCTTTGGTGCAAACTTAAATGTGAACGTATAATCACGTCTACCAATTCCAGTAAAAAGATAATCCTTTTTACTTATATCTACACGACGATCTTCGTATTTCAATGCAGCTTCATTCGTTAACGACTTAGTAAAAATTGCACCAATTACCTTATTCTTCAGATCATTACCAACAGCAGACGCAACATCCAATGGATCTTTATTTCCAAGATCTGCGTATTGAGTAAGTTTCGTTGTATCTGTCTGAGAATAATTGATACGAGCCCCGACAGTGTAATCATCTGGCATCGGTAACACAATAGATTTATTGATGCGAGACATTCCTTTGTGTACCAAGAATTGCTGGTTCTTTACTGCATCTTCACCGTAAGTTTTGGTATAATTTTGATCAACGTATTTTGTATTGACATTACCAAAACCATTGCCTGTACGAATGACCGCACCAACGCCGATACCTTCTCTCGTTGATGGGACAAAAGCTTGGCCGCCATCAGCATCATCACGAAGCCTAGTTCCAGTTGATGGCGCAGTAATCGAGAACATCATGAATTGGCTAGGTTCCCCAAACTTGTCCGTAGGGTTAGACCCCAATCCCATTGGATAGGAAATGATTTTTGGTGTGTCTAATTCTAATGACATTGCAATAAATAAGTTAATGATTCTGAAAACTATTTAATTCACATGGCTGCACCAACATTATCGAACTTTAGATCAGAACTAGGCAAACGCAATGTGGCGAGACATAACCAATTTTATGTACAGATTATGCCACCTTCTGGTTTAACCAGTTCTTCGGCTGATATGTCATTGATATCTCTTTGGTGTCATGGTGCAAGTACGCCACAAGCGATGATCGCAACAATGGACCAGTATAATGAAGCCGGATCAATGCGAAAATTCGCTCACGATTCTGATAGTTCTAATCTCCTATTACATTTTTACAGTGATCAGGCGTATGAGATAAAAGCATTCTTCGATAGGTGGATAAAACTAGTCAGTCCAAACAATAAACGATTTTCTTTCTCAGATAGTTACACCGCTGATAAAATCATGGTGACTTGCGTAAATCAAATCGAGGAAGATGTGTATACATATACATACAAGAACATCTACCCTAAGACAATATCGAGCATTGATTTAAATCACCAACCTGCGTCAAGTCCGGTCGTGTTTACTGTTGAGTTTGTATATGAATACTGGAAAGCAGATAAGGGCAACTCTGCTCACATTGTCGACAACGAGATAACCAATAATTACACTGTTGAAAAACTTGAAGCAATCGTCAACAACAATGACTACGTTAACTATGGGTACTTCTAATGTCTAAAATTATTCAACCAACATACACGTGTATTCAACCTTCTACTGGCAAGAAGGTGAAATTTAGACCATTCACGACAAAAGAACACAAAGCATTACTATTGTCATTGGCTGAAGATGACATTGATATTATCGCCAACGCAATCAAATCAACTGTAACTGCATGTACTGACGTTGACGTAGACACAGTTCCTTATTATGACCTAGAGTATATTTTCCTGCAGATTAGGTCAAAGTCAATTGGGGAGATAATTGACTTGATTGGTGGATGCGAATGCGATCCGAAAATCAAAAATGAATTCTCTGTTGATATCGCTGACACTGTAATATCGCCTGAACCACCAAAAGGGAATGCTAAACTCCAGATCGAAGGTACGCCTTATACAGTCGAGATTCGGCATCCTAGTATTGACGGATTCGTTGATGTGTTTAAGTCTGGATCGGCTGACACGGATCAAGCCATCGTTGATAGTATCGTTTCAGTATACACGGAAGATGAGATCATGACTGACATTATGACGAATGAACAGAAACTAGAGTTCATTGAATCGATGACACCACGTCAAGAAGTTTCATTGTCAAAATTCATGAGCGAAATGCCAATAGTGAAATTATCTGCGAATTATAAATGTAAAGGTTGCGGAAAACTGCACGAACATACATTACAAGGATTCGAGAATTTTTTCGTCTAGCGGTTGATCGTATATCGCTGTCCGATCTGTATACCGCCATTCATGTAATGCGATACAAATTCAAATACTCATCTGATACTATCGACCAGATGTTACCATGGGAATTGGATATTGAACTTGGGATGATACACGAAACCCTTAAGAAAGAGATTGAGCTTAATCGTCAGTGACGTCGATTCGTAATCATCCGGTTTGACATGCGATGTACCGCAGCTGTTGGTGCTTTGACGAATTGCTCATTTGGTAGCATCAAGGCAATCTTCCAGTCATTTATTGGGATCTGGATGAACCGCGACCTTACATGGTTATAGAGATACCGTTTGACTGCAGGTTGTACCTCAGGGAATTTAGTCGTTGCCCCAAGTAATTGCCAATTAAGTTGTGTAACTCTTTGTATTGGTTGATGCGCATTCAATTTTGCAATATTCCACATCTTATCATATAGTTTGATCCTAATTGGATATGAAAGATAGTGGAAGTTAATTCCAGTAAAACCAGTCTCATCTACACTGAAAATGAATGAAAGCGGGAACTTGTCGTAGTACGGCAGTTCCTCTTTTAGTTTCGGGTCATATGAAAAGAAGTTTAATGCGCCTGGGTATATTTTTGTTTTCTGGAGATCTGAAGTATTCTTCATCAGCGCGTTTTTACCAAACCCGCCCAATGCATCTATTCGTTTCTGATACCACCCAATAGATTGCTGCCTAAAATAACCAGGATCTAATTTGATCTCATCGATGACTGATAATGTTTTCGGTTTCATTAGATTTTCAAGTCGTCTTCATTTAACACGATGAATGATACGCCACGAGCTGCGCATATAGATTTAGCAGCTTCCCATTTGGCTTGATTTACAAGATAAGTTTTTGCTTCAGTAATCTGTCGCATAATGTTCTTATTCTTTTTTGGTGGAAGCATTTCCTTTTTAGGTTTAACCTCGATTGCGAATGTCTTATGACTTCCGTCCTTCGTTTTCATTGTCGCAATAAAATCAATAAAGTACCGATGTTGGTTTCCATCGACTGGACTGATGTACGGTATCACTAATGACTCGGAGCCCCAATATATGACCGACGGTTTACGGTCAAGCCATTCCATGAATCTCCGTTCCCAACTAGAACGATAGACGATAGGGAAAGTCCCTTGATACTTCAAGGGGTTCTCTGGAGAGAACGTCCCTTGTTTGAATCGGCTTTTTGATTTTCCAGGAATAGAAGGTTTATGCATTGACTATTTAAAGGAATACGTCTAGAGCTTCTAGAATCGTCTGGATAATCTTGAACGAGTATTCTATCGTCCTATGGTGTTTCATGTTCTTCTAGACGATTCTAGAGTGTTCTAGGATGGTTTGAACTGATAAGACCTGGTTGATTCTAGAGTTGAACCAAGATCATGATCTAAGTAAGACGTTTAAACACTCTAGAACACTTTTGATTGGTCTGGATTAGAATTCTATCGTCCTATGGTATTCTGGAGTCATCTAGACGATTCTAAAAGCTTCTAGGATGGTTTAAACTGATAAGACCTGGTTGATTCTAGAGTTGAACTGCTAGATGATTGAATTTGAAAACTTATAGTTGCTTCTAGAATCGTCTGGAACATCTTGAACGAGTATTCTATCGTACGATGGTGTTCTGGAGTCATCTTGACGATTCTAGAAGCTTCTAGGATTGTTCATGAAGTCTAGCAAGAATCTTTCTGGTCTGTACATGAAAATCCAATTAGAACCTGGAGGTTTACCTCCCATGCGCGTACGCGCATGATCAATAGCGGTTCTTCTTAGTCTATGGTCTGTACATGAGATTCTAGAATGATCTTATAGCAGTCAACCATCAAAACTGGAGAGCAAGCACTCCCATGATCAAT